AGATTCCTCGACCTGCGCTCCGCCAGTAGTAGCAAGTGAACCCGGTGTTTGTTGCACCTCGCGCATCTTTTCATGCAGTTCTTGTCTTGCGTTATCTGCGATTTGTTCATCACGATTCTCGCGATTCATGAGATAATAAATATCATCCAGTTCAAGCGACTTCGACTTAGCAAAGTTTACAAATGTATCCCATTGATCATCATTCATTTTAAATTTCTGACGAAACTGAGTTTCACTTGCTAATCTTTGATTTTCAACCTTTTGTCCACTTAAAGCAGTATTTAGCCTTCTGTGTACAATTCCGTCTATCGTTGCCCCTAGAACTTTTGCTGAATCCGAATCTGGAGTTGCAAAAGCATCATCGGCATCGAACACGAAATCTTCTGGAAGGTTGAGTTTATCAGCCATATTTTGCGGTGTCTGACCACCACCCTCAAAATAATTTCTAACATGAGAAATTAAATTAGGGTCATCTCGCATAGCATCAAGGATTGGCATATAAGGCTCAATTTCTCTTAATTGTCCATTAAGCTTTTTTGCTTCTCTGCTTGAATCACTATACCTTTTTTTCAAAGCTTCCACATCTGGTGCAGAAACTTCATCTGCTACTTCACTTTGGCTCGACAGTGTGTTACCACTTTGATCCGAGGTTGATTGCGAAGTATCGCTTTCTATTATACCACCATTTACACTTTCATCGAGGGCTTGGAAGAAATCATCTCCCACTCCATCCATTACAGCATCAGCAGCACTGGAATGTGCGTTCTTACTTTCGGGGGTCTGTTTAACGTTGCCTACTTGTTTTGAAGCCATCACTATTCTCCTTTTGTTTGTCTAAGTTATAAAAAGTTTCAGCAAAAATACAACTATTCTTTTTTATTTTTCTGAACTTCTTCATTTTTGAATTTTTCTCTATCAGATTCAAAATCTTTTTTCATTTCATATTTCAATTTATCAAATTCTGATTTTAACATTCCTCTCAATAATTTTTGTTGAGATTCAGTCTCAATCACATCTTTTCTAATTTCATTTGAAGCTTGTCCGACTTTCATCTTAATTCCTGCCTGTACAAGTTGTCTTTCTAATGTTTCTACAGTTCCTTCTTTATCTTTTAATGCTTCTTCCATTTGTTGTACTTGACCTTGTAATTGTGAATAAAGAGATTTTCTTTCAATAATTCTTTTCTTATTTCTTATATCAGTTTCACCAATCATTGCTATATCATCAATTAAACCAGCTTGGAACCATTTGAAATATTCTTCTACTAATGCCCATCTATTTACAGGCATTGTAGCTCCAGCTATCACTCTTACATCAAATCTTGCAGATCCATAATCTCTAAATTTACCTATTGATTCTCCGTAATCATTATAAACAGGTATATTTATTCTTACTTCTTTTTCTTGTTCTTGAGGAGTTTGACCAGCTTCTGGTTGTACAATCCTAAATACTTTTTCTATTGAATAATGATTTTGAGCATGCATTTGGAAACATCTACCTAATTGTTCTAGACAAGGTTCTAATACAGATCCCATCCATGCTTTTAATCTTCTTGTACCAAACTCATCATTAGCAAGTAACCCTCTCCAAGTTTCTGGTTGTTGTTGAGTAAATCCCATCATACTTGAAGGTACTCCGCTTATATACTCCGCATCCGCCTTACCTTCTTGGGTTATTGTATAAAATGCATTATTTATTGGAGCTGGTAAAACAGGTGTTGGAGGTGTAAATCCCTGTCTATATTTTAAAAGAGCTCCTGGAGATGAGGAATACTGTTCCCATTCTTCTTCAGGTACTGAGCCTTCCTCATACATCCATCTTAAATTAGAAGCTAGATTAGCATTATGTAACATAATCTGGTGAGCTTTATTTATTTCTTGTTGTTTTCCAATTAAAGGAACAACTGCACTCATTGAAAATGGAGTTCCTGTATATGTATATGGAAAAGGTATAATTGGATACTCACTAATAGCCATCTGATATTCATATAAGAATACATCATCTCCAACTGTACAAGTTCTAATTATTCTATTTTCATAAAACTTAATAGCATCTACAATATTTTTCTTTACCTCTGGTGACTTTGCGAGAATTTGAAAATCAGCTTCAGACATAATTTGTTGTTTAATAACTGTAGCCTTTTCTTGAGCTTCAGATAATAATGTCATCCTTTTTTCTTCAATAGCTTGTACAGCCATATCTTTAGCTCTTTGTAATTCTAATTCCATTCTTTCTGGTACAATTTCACCAGATTCAAGAGCCATCATTAATTCTTTTTCTTTTTCTATAAGACCTACTTCAATCTCTTTGGTAAAATCTTCTATCTGTTTTTCAACTTCCTGTTGTATATTTTCAATAACTGCTGGAGAAGGTTGGATTTTTATAAATACATTTCTATAAGCAAATTTCTTTTTTGAATATGTTTCATAGTATGCAATAATATCATCATCTTCTGCTTCTAAAGAAACACCCATTGTAATATCTTCAGGTTGAATGCTAAATGATTCTTCTGTATCTCTACCAGAATAAGAAACAACTTCAGTACTCCTTGATACTTTTCTAATCTTAGCAGCATGTTCTGGAAGCATATTTATCAATCTACTTCTCGATAGATTCTTTCTTATAATAATAAAATTTGCATCTCTAAGTAAAAAATCTCTACTAGCAGGATCTACATAAACATCATATGGATCAATTCTCTTAAACTGAACTTCTCCCATTCCTCTATCAGCATCTTTATCAACATCAACTAAGAAATATCCAACTCCTTTTGTTAAACTATCTAATACTACTTGACTATATAATGATTTACCATTAGATAAATACCAACAATAATCTGCTATATCTGAATGTACTTGAGCTACATCCACATCATCACCAGTAGCTCCAACTGCTTTCCATCTTGGATTATTAGCAGTTACAAAATATTTCATTATCTCAACAATAGGAGTTACTCTATTTATGATAAATGTAGGCATCCCTGATTCTTCTAGAGCATCAACTTCTTTTCTTGATAATTGTTCGTTTAAATAAAAGTCAAATCCTTTTTGGCTTAAACTCTGCCATCTTTGCCTATGACTATTATTAGCTCTCTCCCAAAGTTGTTTATTTAATTGTGCTTTCTTTTTATTTGATGATCTCGCCATATTACCTCCAATAAGAACTTAAAACCTCTGTTAAATCTTGCCATCCTCCAACCTCTGGATCAAGAAACCTTCCTGTCCTTTGAAAATAATCCAAAGGATCTTCATTGAACCTAATATCAGTCCACTTACCAAGTTCTTCTATATCTCTAATAGGAAGACCTTCTCTATATACAGCATGTAATTCACCTTCTCTCTTTGGAATTTCCCTGCCTAGTCTTTGAGAATATCTCCACTGCGGTACTCCTATATGACTACCCGTTCTAAATGCATCCATAGCATCAGCGTGTTTTCTTATATTTTCTTCGCTTATTTTTGCTCTATATAATTCTTGACCAAGGGATCTATCTCTTGGATAACTTGCCGATTCCGCTCTTTGTAAAGCTCCATACCAAGGTCTCTTATGAGTTCCTATTGGGTACTCGCCACCGCCAACCCATTTTCCTTTTTTAAACATTTGATAAAGAGTTAGCCCGGCTTTTTGCCCATGATAAACATTAATTAATTTACCAATAATAGGAGCTCCAACAGCATAAGAAAGAGCCTCCAATGCAACCATACCTTCTGAAGTATCTTTAGCTGGGAGTAAACCATATAAAGACTTAACATTCTCCCTTGCTCTCTCCCGTTTAGATTCCCATTCTTCCCCATACTTATCTACAAAATGTTTATCTGGCATAGAAAATTTATCAACAAGAAAGTCTCCGATCTTTTCAGATATATCAGACCAGTCTATTTCAGGCATTTTAGGTCTAGGTACTACTGGCATCTATCTTATCCACTTCTTTGCTGATTCAATAAAATGCTCTGGGTCACCTTTGCCACCCTCTGTATTGTAATACTTCTTCCAATAACCTGCTTGACCTTCAATTGTATTTGGCATCTTTTTAGGTACTCTCCAATATTTTAATCTGCAGTGAACTATTCCAGCTGCTATATTCTTTTCTAATATATCTGCCCATATATCCTCATCAAACATTTGCCAATACTTTAAATCAACTAAACTAGCTTTTGCACATCTCGACATTAAGCTTTTACGATGCTTTAGATAGTGAGCTAAATTATCCACAGCAGAAGCTGGCTCCACTTGCCAAAAAGATCTGGCGGGGCCATCTCCCATTTGTCTAATATATTCATACCGAGATTCTACAATCCCAGTAGACACTACTAAATCAACAGCGTCTTTAGAGGCAAACTTCTCACCCATCTCTAGACAAGTGTCTTCAACTAAAGATCTTATTTGGCCAATACTAATCACATTAGCCTCCTAATAAGTTATTTTTTCTTACAACTATACTTACGACCATCCCAAGAAAAAGAGGCAGCACCACTTGCGCAACCTTTTTTAAATGCAGATCTAAAACTTCCAGCAGCCTTTGACTTTTTCTCATATTTAGCATATACTCCACCT